GCTTACAGGGCGTACAGGCGCAAGAGTCTGGGGAGGTTCTGCGAGACATTGGCAAAGAAGCGTTAATAGCTGGTACGTTTGAAGGTCTAGGCGCGGTAGTTGCTAAAACGTTTAGAGTCGTAACAGGTACAGGGCGTGTTGGCAATAAACTGACACAAGACAAGGTAGATGATATTTTAGCTGCTCAAACCTTTAGGGGGCGTGGTAAATCAGGAACAGGCTATAAGGCGTCATTAGACACGATTGGCGCTCCAAGTCTACTTGGCAGGCAACAGGCTATACAAGAAAAAACGCTTGGCACTTCTGATCGGCTTCGTCAAAACCATGAAAACATCATGGAAGATTTAAGCTGGTTGCGTGGCACTGGTGACAGTGGTCCCGTTGATATTCAAGAAGTAGCCACTTCCTTAAAAGGCGCTGCCAAGTTTGGTGATGATACGTTGACAGTAGCTAAAAAGGACAGTGAAAAGCGACTATTAACCCACATGGAAAGCATTGCGGACAGTCTAGGTCGTGCCGCAACTAAAGACGCTAATATAGATCAAAACCTTTTTGATATTTTTAAACAATCATATAAAACTTTTGATGACTTTACCAAAGTCAAGTTCAGAGACATTGATGCGTCGATTAATGACGCTGTTGGCACAACAAAAATATTTAACACAAAAGCACTTGCAGACGCTGCGCGTATAAATGCTGACGATTTCGTATCGGTAAGCGGCTCAACTAAGCAAGGTGTAGCAAAAGACGCTCTTTTAAAAATAGCAGCATTAGGTGACAACGCTTCTTTTTCACAAATATACAGAGCTAGAAAAAACTTACGCGATATTCATATGAGCAATATCAGTTCAGATACTGTAGGAACCATAGAAAAAAACTATATGTATCAACTGGATAATTTGCTAGATGGGGCAAGCGTTGATCGTGCTGTTAATGCCCTGCAAAGAGGCCCAAACGGTAGATTTATGCCGGGCTTCACCCGCGTACAAAAAGATTTATTAAAAAAGGCTTCAAGTGATTTAAGAGGTGCGCGTCAGTTTTACAAAGACGGAAATAAAAAATTTGAAAAAATAAACGCTGCTATTAGTAAAAAAGATTTGATTAACGCGGTTCGTAATGATGATGTAATCAATCCAACAGGGTTGATGAACAGTCTCGTTCGTGATGACAACGCAAAGTTGTTAAAAGAAGCTGGTGAAGCTATAGACGTTAATATCGGGGCAGGCACGTTTGCCCCTATTCGAGAAAAAATTGCTTCTCAGTGGCTACGCACAAACTTGAACAATTCTATGAATAGTAGTTCTGGAAAATTCTCAGCTAACATGTTTAAAGACAAATTAGACAAATTAGGTTCTACTGCGGATGAACTGTTCGGAGTAAACGCTAATGAAATTAGAAGATTAGCCGAACAAATGAGCGTCTTGTCTTTAAAGAACATAGACGAAAGTGTGATTAAGAACTTTACTAACGCTGGCGCAGACTTGCCAGCTATAGGTTTGCTGAAAGACTTGAGAAAAAACTCAAGCGAATTAGCTACATTTCAAAGAAACACAATAAATAAAAAGTTGGCCGATGGTAATTTAACAGATACTGAAGCTGCCAACTTTATATCAGACAATGCTATGAGGGCAGAGGATGTAAAGACTCTGTTTGGCATTCTTCGCACTCAACCTGACGGGGCCGGGGCCGCAAAAATTGCGCAAATCCAAACAAAGTATATGGATGATTTGATAGGTGACTTTGATAAGACGTTCCTAACTGACAAGAATCAATTTGCAAAGTTTGGCGATAGGTTGGCAAAGAATGACGCTAAGTTGATAGAAATATATGGCCCAGACACTGCCGCAGACATGAAGCAGTTTGGTAAAATTATGAAGCTGTTAGGAGAATCGGCTAGTGGCGGTGATCTGGTAGCTGCAAACATTGCAGCTAATCCATTGGAAAATATAGGTAAACTAGCCCGGTTTACAGTGGTTGGAAAAGTGTTTTCATCAGGAACGTTTTATGAGTCATTCTTAAAGAAATACAAAAAACTAGGAGCGGGTGCAGACCTTAGAACTAGAAGGCAAATAGCTGGTGAGCTTATGGCTGACGCATTTCGTGGCGTAATAGTTCAAGGTGTGCCGCAGACTATTGATGAAGGTTTGACCACAGCTACAAATCAAGCAACTGCTTTGCTAGGCAATCAAATGGAAAAGATAAACACCCCGGCACAACAACCAAAAACCCGAACAAGTGTTCCTAATATACAGCCGGGCGCGTTGCCTGAACAGTCAATGATGCCGGGACAACAGCCTAGTATACGAGAAAGAGCCGCCCAAAACCCTGCGGTGGCGGCATCTTTACTTGGCGGTTTGGGAAATGCTGGTCTGCTTTAATCTACTGAAACTTCAGCAGCACCAATGCCACTAGAAGCAGGGCGATAACCACGCCTTGTGTTTTCTAGCTGGCTGTAAGCTATGTCAATCATGCGTGAAAGTTGCCTTCCAAGTGCGCGGTCCTCTTGCTCCGCAACGTATTTTAATTTATCGTATGCGTCTGACGTTAAACCGACAGACTTGTATATTTTCGGATTCGGCATAAGAGGTTCCTTTTCCCAAGCATGGCACTGACAAAACCATATAATCCCAGAAGATTCGGGTCAAGACCCAAGTACGGCAATAAAAAGGTTTTGATCGATGGCATCAAGTTTGATTCCAAGTGGGAGTCAGAGCGGTATATGTACCTTAAAGCAATGGAACGGGCAGGCACTGTTCGTAACCTTGAGCTACAGGTTCGGTTCAATCTGTTAGTAAACGATGAAAAGATTTGCGCCTACGTTGCTGACTTCCAATACGAACGCGAGAACAAAGACGGGTTCTGGTGCAGTATTGTTGAAGATGCAAAAGGCGTGGAAACCCCTGAGTTTAAACTAAAAAAGAAGCTTATGAAAGCATGCCTCGGCATAGAAATATATTTAACTAAAAAAAATGGTTGACGGTCTATACTAACTAATGCTAAGTCTTGGGACAGCAAAAGTATGGAGGTTGCTATGAACAGTATTGAACTGTTTGAGCGGCGCGAAGAATTGAAGTCGATTACGACAGATATTCGTGCCGAACTCAAAGACATCGAAGATCAGCTATCAGATTTATTCTTGCCATTGGCCCGTGACGCACTGCGTGTCAGCGGTAAAGACTTTGGAACTGCGCACATTGTCGAAGGCAATGTCGCTATGAAAGTCAATGTCGGCAAGAAGGTCACTTGGGATCAAGACGCATTGCGCGATACATTCAACAGCATGACGCCTGAGAATGCACAGCACTATGCAAAGCTGACCTATGCAGTGGAAGAGCGCAAATACACCACAGCGCCACCCGCTATTAAAGCCACATTAGAAACTGCCCGTACTACAGAAGTCGGTCGTTTTACAGTAGAAATTGAGGATCAATAATGGCATTGCAAATCATTACAGCAGATCAGCGTATGGCTGAAAAGAAAGGCCACAAGATTGTGGTGTGCGGTCAAAGCGGTGTGGGTAAAACCACACTGGCTAGGACATTGGACGGTGCAACTACGCTGTTTATGGACTTAGAAGCTGGTGACGCAGCTATTGAGGGACACAAGATCGACGTTGTGCGTCCTCAGTCGTGGCAAGAGTGCCGTGACTTGGCCTGTTACTTAGGCGGTCCCAATCAATCTCTGGCAGAAGATCAGCCGTACAGCCAAGCTCATTACGATTATGTATCGTCAGTGCATGGTGATTCTCAGACTACAAACGACAAGTACGATACATTGTTTGTGGACTCAATTACCGTGGCTGGTCGCTTGTGCTTCTCATGGTGTCAGCAACAGCCAGAATCACGGTCTGACCGCTCTGGCAAGCTAGACACTCGCGCAGCATATGGTCTGCACGGTCGTGAAATGATGGCATGGCTCACACACTTGCAGCATATCCGCGAAAAGAACGTGATCTTTGTTGGCATTCTTGACGAAACAACTGATGATTACGGTCGCAAGCAGTATGGCCTACAAATCGAGGGCAGCAAAACAGGGCGTGAATTGCCCGGTATTGTTGATGAAGTAATTACAATGGCTGTACTAACAGGTGAACATGGGCCGTATCGCGGTTTTGTCTGTCAGCCGTTGAATGAATGGGGCTATCCTGCAAAGGATCGTTCTGGCCGTCTTGATACCTTAGAAGAACCTCACCTTGGCAAGCTGATTGCCAAAATGAGTACACAAATGCCACAAAACGGGAAAACATTACAATTCGTAAATCCTGTAACACAGCAAAGCGAGGAAACAACTAATGCTTAATCTAAATTCAGTACAGCCTGACGATCAACAAAATCGTGAATTTTCTTTAATTCCCAACGGCGCAGTATCTCGCGCAGTTATTGTTGTCAAAGGTGGCGACATTGAACTTCCTGAGTTTGGTACAGGGCAGTGGTTTAAAAAATCACAAAGCTCTAATGCTAAGTGGATGGAAATTGAATTTACCTGTGTTGGCGGTGAATTTGATCGTCGCAAGTTCTGGTCTAAAATCTTTGTTGATGGTGACAAGCTAGGCACCAGCGGAATGCCAGTAGCCAAAGAGATTGGCATGCGGACATTGCGTAACATTATTGACAGCGCAAACGGGCTTGCGCCTAGTGATGCGTCAGAACAAGCGCAACAGCGCAGAAACATATCCGGTGTGTTTGACTTGAACGCTATGGAAATCTGCGCAAAGATTGGGATTAAGAAAGGCACGAATGGCTATAGCGATCAAAATCAATTGATGGTAGCTATGACGCCAGATCAGCTTGGTTTTATTGCATCCGGTCAACCGCCCATGCAATCAACACCATCGGCACAACAGCATTCTCAGCCACAACAGGCAGCAGCACCACAAGCTGGAAGTCCTGTTCCTAGCTGGGCCAGCAGATAGTAGCGGCAAGGCACTCCGCGCCTGCTACCAAGGATGGGGGGCCTTGGGCCGTGAACCCCCCACACTACTTTTAGCAAAGAGGTGAGACATGCGACCGACTTACGAAGTAAGTCAGGACTTGCTTAATGAGCAAGATATTATCCTGCATTTTATAAATCATTTTGGGGGGCATCTTACCCCCTTTAAAATGCCAATTCAATATAAGTTGGATTTCTGTTTAGGAGATGGAAATTCAGCTAAAGTTTTTGCTGAAGTAAAGGTTCGGAAAAACAAAAAAGAGAAATATTCGACTTATATAATTTCTTTGTCAAAAGTTATGGCCGCTAAATCTATAAAAGAATCTACTGGTTTAGATACTGTCATTATAGTTGGATGGACCGACTGTATTGGGTACACAAACTTAAATAATGATTGGCCTATTAAAGTTGGTGGCAGAACTGATCGTAACGATTGGCAGGACATAGAGCCTTTAGCACACATACCAATCTCAGAATTTACAGTTATTGGAGTAAAGCAATGATTTTGCGCCCCTATCAAGAGGTGGCGATTTCAGACGCTATTAATGCTCTGGATACCCATAAAAATACAATCGTAGTTGCACCGACAGGCGCAGGCAAAACTATTATGTTGTCTGCGTTAATCGGTAAGAAGCACAAAAAAGGTAAACGTATTCTAGTATTGCAGCACCGTGATGAACTGGTTGCGCAAAACCGTGAAAAGTTTCTAAGAGTAAACCCGAACATATCAACCAGCATTGTAAATGGTGCGGTCAAAGAATGGGGTGGCGACACCATTTTCTCTATGGTTCAAACCATGTCGAGGAAAAACAATCTAATCAATCGACCTAAGTTTGATATGATTGTTGTGGATGAAAGCCACCATGCCGCTGCGGATACATACTTGAAAGTTATCAACGCAGTTAAGAAGGATAACGAAAACGTTGAGGTTGTTGGCTTTACAGCTACGCCTAACCGTGGGGATGGCAAAGGTCTGCGCAGCGTCTTCACAAACTGTTCGCACCAGATTGAATTAACGTCTTTAATCCGCGAAGGATTCCTAGTGCCGCCAAAGGCATACGTTGTTGATGTTGGTGTCACAGAAGCTCTGGGTGAAGTCAGACGCAAGGGCAATGACTTCGACATGGAAGAAGTCGCGCAGATTATGAACAAGCGCGTTATTAATGAACGTGTTGTTGATGAATGGACAGAACGTGCGGGTGACAGAAAGACCGTTGTGTTCTGCTCAACGATTGCACACGCACAAGACCTTTTGGATATGTTCATTGAACATGATGTGAATGCCGAAATGGTTATTGGCGATACGCCAAGGGAAGAGCGCAGGCAAATACTGCATGACTTAGAGTTTGGTGACGTTCAAGTTGTGGTCAATGTAGCAGTCCTAACCGAAGGCTTCGATGCACCACCTGTGTCTTGCGTTGTGCTGACAAGACCATGTTCCCACAAATCAACAATGGTGCAGATGATTGGTCGCGGTCTGAGAATAATAGACCCAGAGATTTATCCAGATGTGGTTAAGAAAGACTGTATCGTTTTGGACTTTGGCAGCAGCATTCTAACGCACGGTGCGCTGGATGAATCAGCCAATCTAGATGGCAAGCCTAAAGACCCGAATGCAGAGGCACCAGAAAAGGAATGTCCAAACTGCGGGTTTATAAATCCTCTGAATGTGCGGGTTTGTATTGAGTGCGGCGAAGCGTTCCAAAGTCAGGGCAAAGAAGAGCTAGTTGATTTCACTCTGACCGAATACGACCTGATGGAATTGTCTCCCTTTAAGTGGCTAGACATGAGCGGCAATGGTTCGTTTATGATGGCAATGGGCTTCAACGGCTTTGGGGTGGTCGGTACAGTGGGAGGTACGTCCATTGGGCTAGTCAAGGCTCAGACCGGACATAAGGTGCGCTCAGTGGCTATTGGGGGCAAGGTGCAGGCTATGTCAGCAGCAGATGACTTCCTGCGCGAAATTGAGGATGGCAAAGCAGCTAACAAATCTAAGCGTTGGCTGAATGAAAACGCCTCACACAAGCAGCGAACAATTCTAAGAAGGCATGGCGTGGATGTAGCTGCATTTGATTTCTCATGGACAAAATACAAAGCCGCATGCTGGTTGAATTACCTGTGGAATAAAGAACAAATTGATGCAGCCGTTGAAAGGATAGCAGATGTCGCGGATTGAAATACACTTAACAGCTATAGTCTTCAAGGACAGTCAAGTTTTGTGCGAAGACTATAAAATAGTCTGCTTTGTAAAAGATTGGGATGACATGGACGAAATAAACATCGTGGCGGGTAAAGCATTCTCTGAACACATGGATAATTCTAAGGAACTTTGTATCGGGGGAAGCGGTGATATTTTTGCAAATAAGAAAAAAGTCGGTAGTGGAATTTTTCAAAATCCAAAAGTCTCAAAAGAATTACTAAACCAAGCCGCAGATTTGTTCGGGTTACATGAAGGGACAATACATTGAGTCACGAATTTGAGTCAGCGCCAGAGCCAATGAAAGAACTATCATTCATACTTGGATACTTTGGCTGGGGTACACGGTTTTGCGACCTGACAGAAGAACAAGTCCAAGTGCTGATATTTGCACTGCAAGAATCAAAAAAGCTAACGGAGACAATCAATGTCGGACAACTTGAAGAAGCTTACTATAAGTCAACGGGCCGCTGGCCTAGTACGTCAATCCCCTTCTAAAATTGATCCTCTGGCCTTGCAGATTAAAGACGCTGTGGATCAGGGCATCTTGAAGAACGAGAAAAAGCGTGAACGGCGTAAATACATCGGTGCATCTAGCATCGGTGATGAATGCTCACGCAAAATACAATACAGATACCTCAACCACCCAAGCGATCCAGACAAAGATTTCTCAGCAAGAACGCTGCGCATCTTTCAGTTTGGGCATGAGATAGAAGATTATGCAGCCAAGTGGTTAAGGGACGCAGGGTTTGATCTGCGCACAGAACATAAAGATGGCAAGCAGTTTGGGTTCTCTATCGCTGATGGGGAAATTAAAGGACACATAGACGGTGTGATCTGTGATGGCCCAGTGCCAGCGTCCTATCCTATGCTGTGGGAATGCAAATCAGCCAATGACAGCAAGTTCAGAGCGTTTGAAAAGCACGGGACTGCTAAGGCAAACCCAGTGTATGCCACACAGGTTGCGCTGTATCAGGCTTACATGGAATTGACTGAAAATCCATGTTTGTTTACTGTGGTGAATAAAAATACCAGCGAGATATATTACGAAATAATTCCTTTTAATCAAAAGCTTGCTCAAGAAGCTAGTGATAGGGCAGTAAATATCTTGACGGCTGCAAAAGCAAATGACATTCTACCACGCATCGCACAAAGCAAAGATTTCTTTCTTTGCAAGTTCTGTGAATATCAGAATGCGTGTTGGGAGCAATGAACAATCATGTGAGGCGTTCAAAGGGCAAATGAACACCCCACATTTTGTATCAGGATGAGTGATAGGGACAATATAATGACAATTTTAAGATTTGGCAACACAACCAGCCAAATGACCGACAAAATCTCCGACCTTGTGCCTCGAACAGCACAGTTGCAAGACTTGTTTGACACATACCCAAACGGTGTGCGTCATGGCACAACGTTTATGATCGGTTCATTCCAAGGCGAAGCTGGTAGTTCTCTTCAATTAAATATCGACATTCATAACCCGAACTTTATGCGGGGTCAGGATTGGGCAACAGGGGCAGGGGTTGGTGGCATCACCAAAATCCTAATGGAAGGAAGAGGATGGACGCTGAAAGAAGTGTCGGCGCACTATCAAACCTTTCTCGGTATTGAACACACACCACCACCAGAAAATCCAATCAAACCCGAACTGGCAAGACAGCCAGAGCCAATACCTATTCAGCAACCCGAACAAGTAAGCGCAAAAAAGGTATACAATTTAAGCACTCCGTTTGATGCTGAATATTCCTACACAGATGAGGATGGTGTAGTGCTTGTTTCTGTCAGGAAATACGTTGAGACAGACAGCGAAGGTAACACCAAGAAACAATTCCGTCAGTTTATGGATGGGCGTATGGGTCTTCCAGAACCTAGACCACTATATAACATCCCGAACATATTGGCATCGGACAAGGTTATCTGGGCGGAAGGCGAGAAATGCGCTGATGCTCTAACAAGTATGGGGTTTGCTGCAACTACCACAATCGGCGGTGCAGGCATGCTGTCAGACCGTGTAGCGGATAAGTTCGACTTCTCCCCACTAAACGGCAAAGATGTTGTTCTATGGCCCGATAATGACAAGGCAGGGCATGATCTGGCCGTGCTTGTAGAACGTCTGGCAAAAGCAGCCGGGGCAAAATCAACTGTCATGCTTAGAGCGCCATTTGGAAAACCGGAAAAGTGGGACGCTGCGGACGCATTAGACGAACAATTTGATGTGCATAGGTTTATTCGGCAAAGCGAAAGCAAAGTTAAAAAGCCAATCCATCTGCTTGATGATAGCCTAAACATCAGTAAGTATTTTGTGGGTAATGCACCCGAACAACAATACCTGATTGGCAATACAATACCTCTGGCCGTTCCGGTTATCTTTGCTGCGGCTGGCGATAGCGGCAAAGGCATGATGACGCTTGATCTGGCTATGAAAGTCGCATCGGGCGAATCCATGCAATCCTCATTCGGTGGCATTGTATCAACGCACGGGGATGCAATCATTCTGTCAGCAGAAGATGACAAGGATGAAATGCACAGGCGTATTGAAAGAATGGACCCGCTCTGTAAACGGGAACACTACCCGAACAATTTAAAAATCCTACCGCTGCCCAACCTTGGCGGTGTGTTTCCAATCATGCAAAAGATCGACACCTCATACGTTATGGGTGAAGAGTTCGGGCGCATATACGATCAAATACTGGAAATGCAAAACCTCGCACTGCTTGTCATTGATCCAATGGCATCGTTTGTTCACGCAGATGTAAACGCTGATCCCGCCGCTGGCGCTGCGTTCATGGGTATGCTTGCACAAATCTCTACTGAAACAGGCGCGACAGTCATGGTTAATCACCACATGGCTAAGATCAAGGACAACGATCCAGTCACAACACCAGAGCAAGCGCGTAATCTCATTAGGGGTACGTCTGCTATTGTCGATGGTGTGCGCTGCGCATTTAGCGTTTGGAACGTGGAAGAAAAAACAGGGCGGCAACGCTGTAAAGACTTGCAAGTTACCTATTCACGCAACGCTGTGTTTGATGGTGCGGTTGTTAAATCAAACGGCCCAGCCAATCGGGATATTCGTCACTTCATTAGAAACCCGAACACAGGTCTGTTGGAAGATAGATCAGATGATATTCGCGCTTCAAATAGTCAAATGTCTGAAGCTGTACGCCAACGCTTGCAGCATATGCAGGATTTCATCGCCATGATGGAACGCGAAGGAAAAGCAGTCACGAAAGGCGGTGCTGTTGATGGTGCATTTGACGCAATACGAACAAGTGCATCGGGAGAACCGTGCGTGATAGCTTTAAAGGAAGTGGGAAAAACAACTGTTGAGAATACTATAACATCACTGCAAGAGGCTGGGCGTGTAGATACATAT